GCCCAGCAAAAGATGCAGCTCGAACTCATCAAGCTGCTCGAAGATCGGGCGGTCCAGCAGGCGAACATCGCCAAGCTCTACGCGGATGCGGCCTTCGCTATGGAGAGTGCGGGCGGCGTGCGCACCGGCCATCAGATCGCTATGTTCGAAGCGCAGGTCGGCGCGGAGCGGGCGAAGGACGATGCGCTTGTTGCGAGGATTCAGCAACTGCGCGATACTCTCGATGCGGAGCGCGGCCGCCAGCACGAGGCGGGAATGCACGCCAACGAACTTGCTTCCGCGGAGCGGATAGCTAACATGAAGGGAGCTAGCGGTGCCCAAGCTGACTGAAGGCGAATTCGCAGACTGGGCGCAGCATCCTGTCACCCGAGCCCTCCACGCGTACATCGCGCGGGAGAGGGAGAGCGAGAAGGAATCCTGGGCTATGCAGTCATACCAGGACCAGACAGAATTCGGTACTGCGGTGAAGAATGCCGCGGCGCTGGGGCGATGCGAGGCCTACGCCCAAATCCTCGGCCTCTCTTTTAGCGAGCTAGGACATGCAGATAGTGGAAAATAAGAGCGGCTGGACAGCCGTTGGGCGGGCAGTGCTCGTCAAACCGTTCGAGATGGAGCGGCTCTCCGAGATCATCGAGATCCCTGAGTCCTTGCGGACTCGGACGTCGATGCTCGAGCAGCGCGTGCGCATCGTGGACATCGGGCCGAGTTGCTGGCACGCTGAGCCGCGACCCCGCGCCAGCGTCGGGGATGTCGTGATCGTCACGAAGTTCGCGGGCTACCAGCTCGTCGGTGACGACAACGAACTCTATCGCATGATCAACGACAACGACATCTTCGCGCGGAGGGCCGGCAATGAGTGACACTGTTGAAGCCCGCGCCCGCGAGATGGGCTGGCGCCCGCAGGCGGAGTATCGCGGCGATCCCGAGAAGTGGGTCGATGCGGATACTTACGTCGATCGCGCCGAGACTGTGCTGCCGATCGTCAAGGCGGATCGTGCCCGTCTCGAGCGCCAGCTGAATGAAACCCGCGAGGAGCTGCGGCAGGTCCGCGAAGCCCTCGAAGGCAGCCGCGAATCGATCTCGGCCCTCGAAGAGTTCTATACCGAAGAAACGAAGCGCCAGGTAGCGAATGCCCGTCGGGACCTTTCGGCTCGCATCAAGGCCGCTCGCGACAACGACGACGTCGATACGGAGCTGGAGCTGCAGGGCGAACTGACCCGCCTCAACGCCGCGGAAGAGCGGGCGAAAGAAAGTGCGGCCGACGACAAGAAGAAGGGGTCCGCTGCGAAGGATGAGCCGCCGCCCCTGACCGACGCCTACAAGGCCTGGGCTGCGGAGAACGCCTGGTTCAACGCGGACGCGAAGAAGGCTCGTCGGGCCATCGTCGTCGCCCAGGACATCGTCGAGGATTCCCCGCACTTGCGCGGCAAGCCGGAGTTCTACGAGGAGCTGGACAAACGCCTCGTTGCAGAGGGTGTGAAGGAAGGCCGCCGCCGTGACTCGAAAGTCGAGGGCGGTGGCGGCGATGAGGGCGGGCGGCCTGCAGGCAACGGCCGCTCGTACGAAGACCTGCCCGCGGATGCAAAGGCCGCATGCAACAAGCAAGCCAAGGCCCTTGTGGGCAAAGACAGGAAGTTCAAGACAGAGGCAGAGTGGCGTAAGTACTACGCCGACGTTTTCTTCAGGGAGTACTAGACATGGCAATCACTCACAACCCCGCAAACGACCGCAACAAGGAAGAGGTCGTGCGCACCCGCATCCCCATGGACTTGCCGCAGCTGAAGCTGGAAGTTCCGGAAATTCCGGGCTACCGGCTTTACTGGTTTCGCGGCGAGCCGGGTAGGATCGCGCGGGCGGAACGGGCGGGCTACGAGTATGTACAACGGGAAGAGATCGAGCTCAACTCCGTGGGGCTGGCGGATGACCGCCTGGCCGACGGCAACACCGACATGGGTTCGAGGGTCTCCATTCCCGCTGGCGACATGGTTGGAGAGGACAAGCAGCCGCTCCGACTGGTTCTCATGAAGATCCGTGAAGAATGGGCGCAGGAAGATGACGCCGCCCGTGAAGCCAGGAATGAAAGCATCGCCGCCGCCCTTCGCGGTGGTATGATCGGCGCGGAGAAAGACTCGGAACCCGGCATGCGCTATGTCGACCCGAAGCGTACCCGCATCCCTGACATGTTCCTACCGAAACGCCCGAAAGGGTAACCATTCTCTCTGGAGGCATTCATGCCAAATATCAACAAGCCCTCGGGGTTTACCCCGGTCGGCTACCTCAACGGGGCACAGTGGAACGGGCAAGCGAGGTTGTACTCGATCGCCGCGAGCTACGGCACCGCCCTCTACATCGGCGATCCGGTCATTTCGAGCGGCACGGCTGACGCGAACGGTGTGCCCGGTATCGCTATCGGTGCCACCACCGGTGCACTGCGCGGCGTCATCGTCGGCCTCGGCGTCTCGGAAGGGCTGATGGCCGATCCGACGAACCTGGACCGCATGTACCGGCCCGCGAGCGATTCGCGCGTCTGGTACGCGATGGTCGCTGACGACCCGAACATCATCTTCGAGGTGCAAGAGGAATCGAACGGCACGCAGCTCGCTGCGACCGAGGTCGGCCTCAATACCATCTCGAAGTCGGGTACGGGCAACGGCTACGTGAGCGGATGGATGATTCCCTCCGCGACCGGCGCCACGCCCAACACGACCGCTACCCTGCAGCTGCGGCTGCTGGGCCTCGCCCGCCGCCCGGACAACGCCTTCGGGGCGTACGCCAAGTGGCTGGTTCAGATCAACGTTCACGAGCTTGCGCACGGTACCGGCGCAGCCGGCGTGTAAGGAGGAATTGCCATGCCCGGCGGAATCATCAACACCTCGTCGCACCCGCGGCTGCTCTGGCCCGGAATCCACGCCCTCTGGGGCCAACTGTACGAAGAGCATCCGGTCGAGTACACCGATCTCTACGATCAGCTCGACAGCGAGAAGGCCTACGAGATCGACGTGCAGATCACCGGTTTCGGCCTCGCCCCCATCAAGGGCCAGGGGGCGGCGATCACGTACGACTCGGAAGTCCAGGGTCCGACGACCACCTACCAGCACATCGCGTACGCGCTCGGATACCAGGTGACCTACGAGGAGCTGCAAGACAACCTCTACGAGGAAGTCTCGAAGCGCCGCGTCAAGGCCAACGCGTTCTCCATGCGCCAGACGATCGAGAACGTCGCTGCGTTCCTGTACAACAACGCCTTCGCCACGACGTATTTCACGACGGCGGACAGCGCGGCGCTGTGCAGCACGAGCCACGTCAACACCACCGGCGGTACCTACTCGAACGTCCTCAATCCGGCGGCGGACCTCGCGGAGTCGAGTCTGGAAGACATGGCGGTGCAGATCATGGGGACGCAGAATGACCGCGGCCTCTACATCTCCATCAATCCCATGTCCCTGCACATCGCCCGCCAGGAGTGGTTCAACGCGAACCGCATCCTGAAGAGCGTCCTGCAGCCCGACACGGCCAGCAACAACATCAACGTGCTGAACGCGACGAATGCCTTCCCCGGCGGCGTGAAGATGAACCACTACTTCACTTCCGCGCACGCCTGGTTCGTCAGGACCGACGCGCCCAACGGGATGCAGATGTTCTGGCGTCAAAGGCCCGAGTTCGATCAGGACAACGACTTCGACACCAAGAACGCCAAGGCCGCGTCGTACATGCGGCTGAGCGTCGGCTGCACCGAGCCGCGCGGCATCTTCGGCAGCAACGGTCCGTGATGTAGTGTTCGGATGGTCGGGGAGCTGCGGCTCCCCTTCCATGCGCGCATTATGTTTACATAACGCACGCACGGCATCTCGCCCTTACCAACCTCAAGGAGAAACAAAATGCCAGGCGCACAAGTAATGACCTCGTTCCCGAATGGGATCGCCCAGGGACTGCTGCTTCGCGGCCTTCCCATTCTGCAAACCCAGCCCGGCCGCGTGTTCTGGGTGTACAACGGCAGCGTGATTCCTCCCGGCGCCACTGCCGGAGCGGACGGCAACCGCGGTTCGTACTATCGCCCGTTCAGCACGATCGCGGGCGCCCTTGCCCAGTGCACGGCCAACGCGGGTGACATCATCCTCGTCAAGCCCGGCCATGCCGAGACGATCAATAGCGCGACGGTTCTCGCTCTCAACGTCGCTGGTGTGGCGATCATCGGCCTCGGGGCCGGCAGCCTTCGCCCCACCCTCACTTTCACCACGGCGACCACGGCGAACATCCCTGTCACTGCGGCGAACATGAGCATTCAGAACCTCCTGTTCGTGGCCAACTTCGCGGACATCGCCAGTTTCATGACGGCGACCGGCACGAACACGCCGACGGACTTCTCGATCGAGCAGTGCGAGTTCAAGGACACCTCGAGCATCCTGAACGCGCTGACCGTGTTCAGTGGCAACGCGACGGCCAACTCGTGCGACGGGTTCCGCTTCGTGAACAACAAGGTTTCGAGCCTCGGTACGACCGCCGCAACCAGCGCGATCAAGTTCGGCGCCAACGTTGACCGCCTGGAGATCATCGGCAACAAGGGCTGCAGTGCGGTCCTCAACGACACCGCCGCCTTCATCGCCGCGGGCACCGCGCAACTGACCAACTTCTACCTCGGCGGCAACATCTGGGAGCGTCCGAACACGTCGTCCACCGGCGGCTCGTTCGTCAGCGGCAGCGGCAACGCCTGGACGGGCATGGCCTACGACAACTACTTCTACCAGGTCGACAACACGGCGGGCATCTGGATCGCCACCGGGCACGGCAGTGCCTTCGGCTACCAGAACAACTACTCGCCCATCACCGGCGCTGTGGACAAGTCCGGTCTCATCAATCCCGCGGCAGTGTAACGGAAGGAGCCCGCCATGCGTCCAATCTATACCCGGCTGTCCGCGGCGGGCTACTCGCCGTGGATTCCGGTCAACCGCCTGCAGAAAGCCTTCGGGCTTTCTTTGGGCGTCAAGTTCTCGAGCAACAAGAGCCTCACGTGCGCTGTGCAGTACACGCTGGACAACATCAACTCGCAGAAGGTGTATGCAGGCTTCGGCACGGCCTTCATGACCCAGGCATACTCGATGTCGCGCACGACGACGAGCCTCACGATCACGAAGACGAACCACGGCCTTTCCGCCGGCGACTGGGCGATGTCGTGGGGCAACGGCGGAGCGCCGCTGGATGACGAGTGGCGCGCGATCACGAG